GGAGAATTGGGACACTTTTCAGGATCCTGTTGCCATCGGGCTCGATGCCACACGCTTTGACCAGCACGTCAGTCGTGAGGCTTTGAAGTTCGAGCACAGCTTCTACAATAGAGTGTTTAATAGTCCTGAACTTGCTGAGCTGTTGAAGTGGCAAATCAGTAACAGTGGAATTGGATATGTTGAAGGTCTGAAGCTTAAGTACAAAGTTGAGGGCTGCCGCATGTCGGGTGATATCAACACGAGTATGGGAAACTGTGTGATTATGTGCTGCATTGTATTAGCGTACTTTGCGCACGTGGGAGTGGAGGCCAGACTGGCCAACAATGGAGATGACTGCGTTGTCATCTGTGAGCGCAACGACGAGAAGAAGCTGGCTCACATTGACGCGTGGTTTCTGGACTTTGGATTCAAGTTGACGCGAGAAAAGACAGTTGATGTCTTTGAGCGCATTGAGTTTTGCCAGACCCAGCCAGTCATGACCTCAAGTGGTTGGCGCATGGTGCGCAACCCTTACACTGCCACGTCTAAGGACATGGTCTCACTGCTTTCCTGGAACACTCATGAAGAATTCATGCGATGGCGCGGAGCCATTGGCTCATGTGGCATGAGCTTGACCGCTGGCGTGCCTTTCTGGCACGCCTTCTACAAGAATCTGGGGGGTGTGAAGCACACCAAGACGATGGATGTGATCTGCGACTCTGGCCTGGGATATATGGCAGCTGGGATGAAGGCTGACCTGGAGATCTCAGAGGAGTCGCGGTACTCGTTCTGGCTTGCATTCGGAATGTTACCTGACGCGCAGGTTGCATTGGAGCAGACCAGAAAGAGCATCGTGTATGGTGCCAGCACCCCCCTGACGTTTGGAGATGTCAACAAATTCAGTGAGTTACTGAACAACAGCAATTATGGCGAAGAAGCGAAGTGTAATGAATGGCGGTAGTCGTACCAAGATGACTGGTGCCGGTACTGATAGGTGTTTTGTCACTTCAACTAAAGTGGCCAACATCGGTGTTACAGCAGCTGACGGCATCGTTCGTGGATTTAATTCCATTGAACCGATCAATGTCAACGCTAACAACTCTCCCTGTGCAGCTATTGCCGGGGCATATGAATTCTATCGTCTCGTTTCCTCTGAAGTAAGGTTTGTTCCTACTGGAGGAGACGCTCAAATAGGGTATGTTCAATGTGCTTACTTGACCAACCCTGAGATGATGGCTAATTATGTCTCCGGTACCGCACCGATCAGGGATATCATGATACTTAACGAAACCGGCATGATGACTTTCCCGCTGAACAAAGGTGGTGTCAAGAAGCTAGCCATGCGTCAGCAGGCTAGAACTTGGCAGTCAGTTAACTACCAAGTCGATTTCTCTGTTGCAGAATTTGATAGGTGTGTTGCTGCTTGCATGATTCACCGTTGCTCCACGGGATTGCCTTCAACTGGTGTCGTTGGCACAATGATCTTTACGAATACTTACGAGTTTCG